GACGCTCCTACGCTGTGGCCCGGATTGAATCTGTTCTACACGGCTTTCCTTGACCTTACGTCGTGTAGAGCACTCGGATACGCTCAAGGCCCAATCCCTTGGCTCGCAATTCACCACTACTGCGAAGCCAACGAGATTGAAGGAGAGCAACGAGAGGATGTGTTCTACCACGTAGCGAACATGGACAAGGCTTACACAGATTGGTCAGTTAAAAAAACGGAGAGCGCCCATGGCGATTGATCGAACCATGCGAGGCTTCTCTCAGCGCATAGCACAGATTGGCGCTGCAGTAGAAGTCAATGCCAACAAGACTCTTCGCAAGACCGTCATCACAGTAGCTTCCAGCGTTGTACTTGCAACTCCTGTGCGCGAAGGTCGCGCGCGCGCTAACTGGGTGACGAGGATAAACAAGCCGCCTGAAGGTGAAGTCACTGACTTCAACAAAGGCGGTGCGGCTTCTCAAGCCATCAACCAATCCGTATCTGAGATGGGCCTTCTCAGGGGAGTTGCCGCTGGAGATGTCTTCATCGGCAACAATCTCCCGTATATTCAGCGCTTGAACGGTGGCTGGTCTCAGCAAGCTCCTTCAGGCTTCGTTCAGACCGCCATCTCTGCCGGCATCGAGGCTATCCGTAAAGCGAGGTTGGTTGGATGACCACTGAAAATATTCTCATTCGAGTTCGCGAAGATGGTAGCCGCGTTGTAAAGCGGAACCTTCAAGACATCGGAGGCGGAGCAGACGCAGCCGCTAACAAGCTCGAAGCCATGGGCGCTACGTTCGGGAGAGTAGCAGGGCTCATCGCTGCTGCAGGCGTAGGGCTGATCATGCAGCAGATCGTCAGCAACACCATCGAAGCTGAGAAGACTGTCGCTCAGCTTGAGGCTGTTTTGCGTTCTACAGCTAGCGTCTCCGGTATGACTTCTGCCGGGCTACAGCGGATGGCATCTGGTCTTCAAGACGTCACCACGTTCGGTGATGAAGCTATCATGCAAATGCAAAGCGTGTTGCTGACCTTCACTCGACTTCGCGGCGAAAACTTCGTGAGCGCGCAAGAGTCCGTTCTTAATCTCGCAACTGCGATGAAGATGGATCTGAAAAGTGCCGCGCTTCAAGTCGGCAAGGCGCTCAATGACCCGCTGCTTGGTCTCACTGCTTTGTCGCGCGCAGGCATCCAGTTCACTGACGCTCAAAAAGAGATGATCAAAGGTCTTGTTGAGGCAGGTGACCTTGCTGGTGCTCAGACCATAATCTTGAAAGAGCTTGAGACGCAGTTCGGCGGTTCTGCGCGCGCGGCAAGAGAGACGCTGGGCGGCGCACTCACAGCACTGCGCGAAAAGTTCGGTGACATGATGGAGTTGAGTTCAGGCTTCACTGAGCCGCTTCGACTTGGCATCGAGTTCATCGCTGCCAATCTTTCTTCGGTACTCAAGCTGCTTGCTATTTTTGCGATCACAGTCGCAGCCGCTTTCGTGCCCACAGCGCTCATCGTCTTCTCTGCTTGGCTCACCAAAATTAAGATCGGCCTTGCGCTCGTGTGGTCGCTGATGGTAGCCAATCCGATTGGCGCTGTTGTAGTCGCGCTCACTGGCGTCATTACAGCGCTCACTTTATTCCGCGATCAAATTAAGCTTGGCATTGACGACACGACTACGCTTGGTGATATGATGCGCGTTGCCTTCCAAGCAATCGCTCCTGTGATACAAGCAGCAGGCGCTTTCATCGCCAAGTTCTTCGGCTTTCTTACCAGCACATCAGCAGGAACCTTCACACAGCTGATTGATCACCTTGCTGGCTACGAAAATGCCAACCAAGCAACATGGTTTAAAATTGTGCGAATCGTCGCGCGCGTATTCGACATGATCGGCGGCACGATTCGCGGAGCGTTCGCGGGCTGGCTTGCGGTCGGCAAGCTCGCAATCGACACCATTATGAACGGTCTTGAGAACGTAGCGGTTGCCTTCCAAGCTGCAATGGACTTCGACACCGCAGGCGTAGTCGCCGCGCTAGGCGCGAACGCGGAGATGATGAAGACTACCGGCGCGGACTTGGGCAAGGTTTTCGGTACCGCATTCGCTGAGGAGCAGATCAGGCAGGCGGACTCAGGAGTTGAGAGCGTTCTCGATAGCTGGGCCGCTGCCGCGCAGAAGGTCAGCGCCGCCCGTACAGCTATCGAATCTACAGCCCCTAGCGCCCCACCTACAGCGCCAGGCGGCTCTCCTACCGGGAAGGATGGCGCCAAGGAGCTAGAACGCTTGCAGAGAGCCTTACGTGGGCTTCAAGACGCTGCTGACCCGGTGGGCGCGGCTCTACGCCAGCTTGCTGAGGCGCAAGGCATCTTGAACGCCTCCGTCGCGGCAGGACTCATCAAGCAAGAAGAGTCCGTTGCGATCTACAATCAACTTCACGATTCCATGATGGCGCAGCTTGATCCGCTGGGCGCACTCAACGCGGAGATTGATCAAAATATCAAGTTCTTGAAGATGAGCAGCGATCAGCGTCAAATTGAAATGGAGTTGTATCGCTCCATCGCTCAGTTACAGCAGCAAGGCGAGACGCTGACCCGAAAAGAAACGGACGCTCTCAAGGCCAAGCTCATCGTTGAGCAGGAGTTGACGCGCATCGCTCAAGCGCGCGACTCTATCCAAGCCAACAGCGGTGGCGCGCGACTGGAGCAGTTCAAGACAGACGTTCAAGCGATGCGCCAACTTCTCGATGATATGTCAAGCGGATTCGGAGCAGGCGACGTATCAAGCCAGTTGCAAAACATGATGCCTTGGGCGAACCTTGAAGGCACTCGCGAACAGATGGCGGGCTATGTTCAGCTTCACGCAGACATGTATGAGCAGATTCGCGCCTTGCAAGAATCGAACATCATCGGTGATCAAACAGCAGGCGTGCTTCGCGCCCAAGCTGATCAGCAGCTTCTTGAAGCGCGACTCAGCAACACGCGGAAGTTTTTCGGAACGCTTGCGCAACTATCGAACAGCGAGAACAGAAAGCTGGCGATGATCGGTAAAGCAGCAGCGCTGGTGAGCGTTACGATTGACGGCGTTGTCGCTACCCAAAAGGCTCTCGCAGCGCCTCCGGGCTGGCCTGCTAACGCGCCAATGGTAGTCGCTACCGGCGCGCTCGCGGCGGCGAACGTCGCGGCAGTAGCCAGCGCTGGCTTCCGTACAGGCGGAAGCATGACCGTTGGCGGAAGCGGCGGGCCAGATAGCCAGACGGTCGCCTTCCGCGCAACTCCCGGCGAGAAGATCAGCGTCAACACTCCGACTCAGGCGCGCGCGGCGGAGCGCGGCGGAGCGCCGCAGGAAGTGAACGTGCCAGTTACGGTCGTCAATGTTACCGACGTCAAGCAAGCACTCTCGATGATCGCCAGCCCTGAAGGCAAGAACGTATACATCAACATGATGTCGGATGACCCGGCAGCATTCCGCCAAGCTCTCAACCTCTAACAGACAAGGGCACCTTCCATGGGCTACGCAATCGCAACAGTTACAGGAGGGCTCAACGATGAGGCGCATTACAAAGTGCTGGCCGCTATTCGCACGCTCGCTCTCGCGAACGGCTGGACGCAGCAGCGCTATGTAGATACAGGCGCTGACAGAGAGCTCATCTTGAGGTCAACTGGCTTGTCTGGTACGGAAGACATCTACATTGGGTTCAAAACGTACCAGTCAGTTCCGTCAGACTACTACAACATCACCGCTGGTGTATTCACTGGCTTCCTTACGGGCAACACATTCGAGTCGCAACCCGGCGCGCGCCTGTCAGGCACACCTTGCCACAATAACGCTGTCACCTTCTTCATCACCGCGAACGCGCAGCGCATCGTCGGCTGCTTTAAAGTCGGCACGCCGGTCTACACGCACTTCTATGCCGGCAAGATGTTCCCGTATTCACGACCCGGTGAGTTTCCTTCGCCGCTGGTGGTGGCAGGACACTTCGATGGCCAAGAGCCGCGCAGGTTCAGCGACCTGAGCCAGCAGTTCCCTTACTACGGTCGCGATGTCAACGCAACAGGCATCGGCGGGATAGCAGACCGCGCGCAGCTTTGGCTGCGCGAACAGAACGGCAATTGGGACAAGCAGCACCACTTTCCTTGGAACAACGCCGGCAATTCTGACAACGCGCTGTTCGGCTCTAGCGGCCCCATGAGGCCTGCAGGTGAAAACTACCAGCCACAGCCAATTGTGCTGTATGACTTTGACCCTACTCGCCCGAATGTGTGGGGTGAGCTTGACGGTGTGACGGCCTGTACCGGCTTCAACAACAACTCAGAGAACGTGATGCAGGTCGGCGGCACGCTCTACAATCAAGCGGGCAACACCGTCCTACAGGCAGTCAATGGTGTCATTGCCGCTGGTGGTCGCGCACACGTGATCCTTCAAGACACCAACCGCACAGGCTTCAACAACTTCATCGCGCTGGAGATGAGCTGATGGCAAGCAACTATTCAACAGGCAGTGCTTCGAGCTTCCCTGACTTACTCGGCGCGCTGTCTACCTTCCTAGTCGCGAACGGTTGGACGCTGACGATGGGTACAGGCACGAATCGCATATATTCCAAATCAGGGACGGTGGTACGCTTCTTCACTGACATCGTCGTCGGCACAGCAGGTCTTTACCTCGTTGGAGCTACAGGCATCGCTGGTTCCGCTACCACAGGTGATGCGTCACCCGCTGTTAAAATCGGCTCCAACGCGCCAACGCTCGTCAACTTCCCGGCGACGTATGAGTTTGCTATTAACGACACGCCTGACGAGGTTTACATCAACCTCCTATACGGCGGCGACAAAGTGCAGCATCTCCACTTCGGCAAGTCTGACATCCCGGGCATTGGAGGGACAGGCGGCTGGTTCGGCGGTAGTATGACAGCATCCAACAACAACACCCGCGTTTACCTTTCATTGGTTAGCGCGTTCGCTAATACGTCTGTCGCGGGGCAAGGGATTGGTTATTTTATCGGTCAGAGTTCTTCCAACAGCCCGCACACCTTCGTCCACTGCGGGCTTGAAGGCGCGAACGCATGGAGGGCAGTGAGAGGTAGCGGCCCTGTCACGGGCGATCTCATTGGTGTTGATTACATCGCAGGCTTGCTGCGCTCGTTACCTTCCAGCTTCAATGAGGCTGAGGTGCTGCTACCAATCTATGGGCTGCTGCGCCGGACGGACGGCGTGCACACAATTGTCGTGGCGCTGCGCCATGCGCGGTTCCTTCGCATTGACAATGTGACTCCGGGCGACCTAATCACCTACGGCCCAGACCGTTGGAAGGTGCACCCGCTGTACGCGAAGAACACCGCGCAGCGGGACGGTGTCAATTGGGCCACAGGTGCGGAGCATAGTGGTACGTGGGGTGTCGCCCTGCGTTACTACGGAGTCTGACGATGTCTGCTCGCGTTGGTCACATGACAGGGCAGTTCATTCGCGGCAATGCGAATCCGAACATCTCAACCAGCTTAAACGAGCTGATCTCGACAACGCCTGTCTATCTCCACTATGACATCCGCAACCTCATCAGCAACGCGGTCGGCATTCACAAGCGGATGCCGCTGGGGAACGGATACGGCGTAGTCGGGCAGAAGGGCATTTCGTTCAAAGATGATTTCTACGAGCGCATCCACATTTCTCCTGCCCGCGTTGAACTGGGAACAGTAGCGAGTGAGCAGACGCGTCAGCTGTCAGTGTGGAACGCCTACACCTTGCAGAACGCGAACCTGACAGGAACGACAGTCAACAACGGCGGCGGCTTGCTGCTGAACGGGCCAGCCACGCCGCGCGCGATGACACCGCTTCAAGAGCTTTTCTGGACGCTGCGTGTGACGCCAGACGGCCAGCCAGCCATCAACGCCAACATCCTCTTTGACTTCAGCAACGTTCCCGATCCACTGCCTGTTTTCGTTACAGGAACGCGCGCTTCGCTGTTGCCTGTGGTGCCGGAGATTCCTGTTGTTGAGCGTTGGCGCTGGCTGACGGATATGCATGTGTCGGTCGATGGCACAGAGCAGCGCGTCGGCTTGCGCGCCATACCGCGCCGGAGTTTGAGTACAAAGCTCGTGTTTGTTGACGTGCTGGAATTGAAGGAGCATTACCGCATCTTGCTAAGTTCAGTTGGCCGTCTGTTTATTCCCTACTACCAATATGCCACAACGCTGTCGGCGGAGGCGTTAGCAGGCACTAGCACGCTTGAGTTTGACACTGGGCTGGCTGACTTACGCGATGCAGATTATGTCGTCATCATCTCTGAAGATCAGGCTCAACTTATTCAGCTTGGCGCCATCGGAACTAACAGTGCCGCAACGAGCACGCCGCTTATCAATGCCATCCCCAAGGGCGCTGTCATCGCAGCTACATTCGCCAGCTTTATTCCTAATAACTCCTCGATGCAACGCGCAGCTGTCAACAACTACGGAACCGCCACAGTCAACAGTGATGCTAGTTTCCCGCGCAGCAGCTTTCAGCGCCCCGGCAGCACAGCAACGCTGACCAAGCTGGATGGTATGAACGTGCTCGACCGGCGACCACTCGCCAACGCTGACATCGGCCACACCTTCGACACAGGACAGGCAAGCGGCGACGCAAGCACCGGACTAATCGACCTGTATACATACTGGGACTTCACTAAGGTCGAACAAGAGCTTGAGTTCAACGTTCGCCGTGTTGGTGGTAGCGGTCGGAATTGCGGAGGCGGAAACGGCACAGCAGAGTTCGACTACTGGCGCAAGTTCTTAGATGAAGCGCGCGGCAGCTTAAACACCTTCTTGATGTCGAGCTTCCGGCCAGACCAGACCTTGTTCGCTGCTCTGGCGCCTGGCTCTGATAGTGCCATATTCTTCGGCGCAAGCTACATCGACAACTTCTGGCCGGCAGAGGCGTATAGGTATGTCAGCTTTGCCACTGCGCGCGGCTTTCATTACGCAAAGGTGACATCAGCAACTAAGGGAGAGGACGGCAACAGCCGCATCAACTTCTCACCGCCTTTGCCGCCCGCAGATGGATGGAACGACATCACACAGGTCAGCTACCTTCTCAAGCTCCGCATTGCTGATGACGAAGTAACGCTGGAGCACATGCCTATTGAAACGACCTTCAAAATTCAAGTAAGGACAGCCGCATGAGCGCCATCAACAACGCAGA